GCAGCTAGTGCCGCACACGTGGATGATGTTACAATAGGACTTACAAGCGCCAACCAAGTAATAGTTAAAGATGGAGGTATTACCAGTACTAAGCTTGCTACGGATGCTGTTACCGAGGATAAGATTGAGAACGGTGCTGTTACCGAGGATAAGATTGAGAACGGTGCTGTTACTTCTGCAAAACTTAGTCTAACGAATGGTGTTACAGTAACAGGAAGTCCTTTTGCTTTTAATACATCTAATTCAATAAGTTTTCAAACATATGGCACTGAGGCTATGCGGATTCACCCTGACCGCCAAATTACTATAGGGACTACTACAGTAGATGGGCAGGGTGGTGCGTCTTTTAGACCTAATTTTGATGACGGTGCAACTCGGCTTACATTTAATAGAGCTAATTCAAATCAAAATTCAGTTGTTTTACAATTCGAAAATAACGATACTACGGTTGGTCAAATTTATCATGGTAATAGTTCTACAAACTATAGCACTTCCTCTGACTACAGGCTCAAGGAAGACATAGTTGAGATGAAAGACAGTATAAGTCGAGTACAAGCACTAAAACCAGTTAATTTTGCTTGGAAGGTTGACGGTACTCGTGTCGATGGTTTCATTGCTCACGAGGCACAGGAGGTAGTCCCAGAAGCCGTCACAGGAACTAAGGATGCTGTTGATGAAGAAGGCAACCCAGATTACCAAGGCATTGACCAAAGTAAACTCGTTCCTCTGTTAACTAAGGCTTTACAGGAAGCCGTAGCCAAGATTGAAGCCTTAGAGACACGAGTGGAGGCACTCGAAAACGCTTAACCCCCAACTAAACAAATTATGGCTATTACAAAATCAAATACTCGAATGCTGGAAGGCGAAGACCTAACTTTAACAGGTAACATACTAGTGGGTGTCCATACAAATACACACAGCCCTGTTTCTGATGGCGGCGAAGGTGTAACACTTATGCCAAATGGTCAGATATTAGCAGGAGGTCAATATCCATCATACTTTAATCGTGAAGATAGCGATGGCGACATTGTAGTTTTCCGCAAAGACGGCACCGCTGTAGGAAATATTGGGGTTCAAGGTCGTATGTATATGGCTGGGACTGCTATGGGAATATATTTTGGCCCTTCTTATTTAGCTCCTACTAACAGTTCGGGAACGGTTACCGATAACACTTATGACCTTGGAGACCCTAGTTATCGTTGGGATGACATCTACGCCACCAACGGCACTATACAAACATCTGACGCTAACGAAAAGCAAGACATCGAAGCCCTTTCCGAAGCTGAACAGCGTGTTGCTGTAGCTTGTAAGGGACTCCTTCGTAAGTTCCGCTGGAAGTCTTCCGTAGAAGAAAATGGTGATGACGCTCGTATTCACTTCGGAATTATAGCACAAGACCTCAAGGCAGCTTTTGAAGCCGAAGGTCTGGACGCAGGAAGTTACGCTATGTTCACCTCAGCCACTTGGACTGACGAAGATTCTGGCGAAGAGAAGACGCGTCTTGGTGTTCGTTACNCTGAACTACTAGCTTTTATTATCTCAGCTATTTAATAACCCTCTTAATGCCTTAACAAATAACCAAAATGACTCCTTCAGATAACCCCTACATAACTCCGTTCTTCGCCATATCTGGCATCGTCGGAACCCTAACCTTGGAAAACATAAATACTACTGTCGCCATCGGTGTTGGCCTACTGACAATGGCTTGGATGGCTATAAAAATCTATAAGGAGATACGTAAAAAATGAGCGATAAAAACGAAAAACTTCATAACCTACAGGACTTACTCATTGACGAATTTATTACACGAATTGCGTCTGGAGAGGCGTCCCCTAGTGACCTTAACGCCGCTAGACAGTTACTTAAAGACAACGATATTCACGCGGCGGTTAAGAACGACAACCCTATGGCTAACCTAGTCAGTATGCTTCCGTTTAATGATGACGGCGTTGACAAAGTAATGACCCAATAAAACCAACTTACCCCCTATGAGCTTCTCTTATACGCAGATAGACAACCCGACAGGAACGGGGCCATTTACCTTTAAGCCATCCTATAGCGACGCCTCCGAGCTTGTCGTTATGGGGTACACAGGGAAACATTGGTCGCCCCTCTCGGTAGCATCTGTAGACGCTCAAACAGTTACCCTTAGCGAAGCTACGGATACCTGCAGGCGATAAGAATCTCAAACAACGCCTCTAAGGTTAATGCTGCTATTACTAACGGTAGTGACGGTAATATGCTGGACGAAGATAGCCATCTGCACGATGCGCTACAAATTCACTTAGAAGACCCAACAGACCGCACGGGTAACTCTCCAATGACCCCTGAGGGTATCACCATTGGTGGGCTCAAGAACCACGTAGGAAGAGAAGCTAAGGGTGGCTACGAGTTCACTGGTGGTTTCTCTGACCGTCTTAGCGGGCAGTCAGGAGCTAACGACCTTGGTGAATACGTCCAGTATACCCAAGCAATGTCTGATGCGGGTCAATGGATGCGCTTTGGTTTCTCTAGCGCAGCCCAGTCAGCTAACGACTCCCCGTATTGGACTGACCCAACACCCTCAAGTGCTTCTGGGGTCGGCCTATTTGGTGGCTCCTATATGCCTGCGGGTGTATCCAGTATGTTTGACTTTAGCTTTGATGTGGCGTCCTATAGCAACGCTGTAAGCTCTGGAGACCTCCAGTACACAGCAGCTACAGGTTCTTATGACTTCTCTGAGTGTAAAGCAGGCGACCTCGCCCTTGTCCGTTTTGACTTCAACGTCATCCCACAGTTTGCCAACACGACACTAGAGGTGGCCTTAATCTGGCAGACAAGAGCCGCTGACGGAACACCCACATACACATTCCCGTTAACTACCCAGCCTATTTTCTTTGGTGAAGGTACGGTGGGCAGTACATACCTAAACAGACCTATTATCTCGGCTTATTTTGCCTCCAATGAGGACGTAAACGCTGTGGCACTCCCAGCCATCCGAGCAAACAACCAGATACAGGTCTCTCCTCTTACAACCCTAGTAACTATTCAACGATAATGGCTATCCGAGTAATCCGTAACGACGCTGGTAACTGTGTAAACTTTCTAGGAAGCTCTAACCCAGTTTATTGGAACGCCTGCCTGAGCGCAGAGGTAGACAGCACCTACTCTGACCGCATCAACGTCATCAATGACATCCGTACAGTGATTGAAGGTGAGAACGTCTACGAGTTCTTTCAGGTTCCCTACACTGACTTTGCTACATCAAGTGGTATAGCTTTCTCAAACGCTACCGAAGCCGCTGAATACATCACAGCGCAGTGTAACGTAGCGAGTAACACAGGCTCCTTCGTGTTGTCGGACACTGACTCACTAAACTTCGCTGTGGACAACACCAGCACCACCATTCTGCTGAGTAACGGAGACTCCTACGCTGTTAATTCTATTCAGGCGTTGGCTAACGAGGATGACCACATTAACATCGTTAAACACACGTCTCAGACAGTCCTCTACAAAGACCTACGATGGGAGAACGTGTATATCAACAATGATGATATTCCATCGGCTAACCTGAATAATGTTGTTAACGCTCTGAACAGTCTGTTCACAAACACAGCCTCTAGCTCTGGGACAGCCCCTTCGATTACCTCTAATACCACCATCAACCTTACTGCTGGAGAAACCCTGAACTATGAGCTTACAGCTACCAACGGTGTAGCCTATGAGTGGTCAGGGCTGCCTAGTGGTATTGCTACGGTTGACGGCAACGTCCGTAAACTGATTGGTGGCTCATCTCTAGCTATTGGGTCGTACACCATAACCGCTAAGGCTATTAACTACTACGGTGAGGACACCCAAACACTTACCTTGAATGTAGCTGCGCCGCCCTACTCCAACACCAAGAGTATCGAGTTTGAGAACCAAGATTACCTAGGAGCTAACGCAGCTCTTCTGGACGGTGTTCTGGGACGCACGGGCAATGGTTCTGGAAGCGGGGACGCTTGGACAATTCATATCTGGTACAAGCCCGACAACTTTAATAGCGGTCAAACGCTCTTCTACTTTGGGGACTCCGATGTAACAAACAGCGGTCACCTAGAAGTCCGTACAACGACCTCTGGAAACCTTCGGTTCACCTACGGCTCCAGTAATAACTACATACGCCGTACAACTAACAACCAACCGTTCTCCACGGGTACTTGGTACAACATCATCATTACCTACAATGGCGGTACTACAGGTGCTTCCTCGGCTGACGTTTCGGACTACTACAGTCGCTTTAATATCTACATTAATGGTAATGCGGCTAGCCTTACGAACCAACACGGTAACTACGGATGGTCTGGGCAGATTGATGGGGAGAACCTCCGCGTGGGTCGCTACGCAAGCGGTAACTACATTAACGGGGGACGTGTTGACGAGATTGCTGTGTGGGACTCCAACGAGACCTCTAACGTCTCCTCTATTTACAATGGTGGAACCACTCACGACCTATCGCAGTTAACCTCAAGTCCATCCCACTGGTGGCGTATGGGCGATGGAGACACATATTCTAACATCCAAGACAACGTGGGTAACGCCACTTTTGTTATGTACAACATGACGGCAGCTAATATCGTCACAGATGCCCCTTAAATTATGAGCAGAGATTACAAAAAGGAATACAAAGAGTACCACTCCAAGCCTGAGCAACGCGCCCGTCGGAGTAGCCGTAACAAAGCGCGCCGCCTGATGATTAAGAAGAAGGGCGAAGCTGCCGTTCGGGGCAAAGACGTAGACCACAAGAACCGTTCGCCTATGGACAATCGCCCGTCCAATCTCCGTATTCAATCCAAGAAGGAGAACCGCGGTCGCAACAAGTAACCTATGGAAATCCCTCCACAGCTAAAGGACTTTAAGAACTTCCTGTATCTCGCTTGGAAGCAACTTAACCTGCCTGACCCTACGCCTCTACAGTATGACATTGCTGACTATATGCAGCACGGCGACAAGCGTGCAATCGTACAGGCGTTCCGTGGCTGTGGTAAGAGCTGGATTTGTTCCGCCTATGTGGTTCACCAGTTGCTCCTAGACCCATCCCTAAACATCCTTGTGGTGTCTGCCTCTAAGACCCGCTCGGATGACTTTAGTACGTTCACCTTGCGTCTCATTAACGAGATGCCAATCCTTCAGCACCTAAAGCCCAAGGACAACCAACGTCAGTCTAAGATTAGTTTCGACGTAGGCCCAGCGCCTGCCTCGCACGCACCCTCGGTAAAATCTTTAGGTGTTACCTCCCAGCTTACTGGTTCCCGTGCTGACATCATTGTAGCTGACGACATCGAGGTGGCTAACAACAGTGCCACCCAGTTGATGCGTGAGAAGCTCTCAGAGCAAGTAAAGGAGTTCGACGCTATCCTTAAGCCCGACGACACCTGTAAGGTTATCTTCCTAGGAACACCCCAGACAGAAGACAGCATCTATTCTAAGCTACAAGAACGGGGCTACAAGAGCCGTATATGGCCTTCCCAGTACATTACCCCAGACTACAACGAAAGGACGTATAACGGCAACGTAGCGCGTCTGTGTGTGGATTCTGATAACAAGGGTAAGTCCACAGAGCCCCTTAGGTTCTCTGACGTTGACCTAGCAGAACGTAAAATCAGTTATGGTTCTGCTGGTTACGCGATGCAGTTCATGCTGGATAGCCGCCTTTCGGACATCGACAAGTTCCCCCTGAAGATTAGTGACCTTATTGTCACCAGTATCGACAACGAGATTGCCCCTGAGCGATACGTGTGGGCTCGTGACCCAGACCTTGAGTGGGACTCTACGGTTCCTAATGTGGCCTTTGCAGGAGAACGATATTACAGACCTATGAAGGTCTTGGGGGAACACATCCCGTACACTGGTAGTGTGTTGGCTGTTGACCCCGCTGGTCGTGGTAAGGACGAAACTGGTTACGCAGTTGTTAAGATGCTCAACGGGTATCTCTACGTTCCTGCCGCTGGTGGTCTTTCGGGTGGTTACTCAGAGCAGACCCTGACGGCTATCGCTGAGATGGCTAAGGAACACAAGGTCAATGCCATCATTACCGAAAGTAACTTTGGTGACGGTATGTTCAACGAGCTACTGAAGCCATACCTAACACGTATTTACCCCGTAAGTATTGAAGAGGTACGCCACAGCACCCAGAAAGAGAAACGTATTATCGACACTCTAGAACCAGTAATGTCAGGGCATAAGCTTGTTATCGACCCTGATGTGGTCAAGGAGGACTACGAGACCATCCAGAAGTATCCCCACGAGAGTCAGCTCAAGTACAGTCTCTTCTACCAGATGTCTCGTCTGACTAGAGAACGTGGTGCTATTACCCACGATGACCGCCTTGATGCCCTCAGTATCGCTGTCGCTTACTGGACGGAACAAATGGCTCAGGATGCTGAGGTCAAGATGAGGGAACGTAAGAACGATATGCTCGATAAGGAGCTAAGAGCGTTCCAAGACGCTTACTACAAGACCCGTGGTGGAGGGAACAAAGCTCTGGTTTGGTAGGGGTTAAGTGTTAAAACGTAAGTCATTGATAATCAACAACCTTTAAGTAGGATGCGGATTAGGAGGAAGGGAAAGGGACGAGATAACGAAAAAAGAACAATCCCTGATGGATTAGGCTTGACGGAATTAAATCCCTGATTAAAATTTCCTTCTATAAGGAACACTTAAAGTGTCCTCTGTCTAAAAAAGACAAGTCCAAATAATAAGTACGAGCCGAAGGCGAGTTCCCCCAATAAGAAAACACAGAGTGTCCTTTAAAATAGG